TCATGGGGAACCCTCCTGACAAATGAGCGCGATGGAAAGGTTGTCTTGGCAAGCGAAGTCGCCGTCGTTCCACGCTTCCGCCATTTGGGCGAGCAGTTCGGTACAGACCGCGCCCAGGTCTTCAGGCCGCATGGCGCGAATCCGCTCAACCTCTGAGAGGAGGCTCTCGTGCTCTACGAAGTCCGCAATGCCATCGGATGCGATCAGAACAGTCCCGCCGGGGCGGAGTACTCCGGTCCTCGGTTCTCCGAGGAGGGTCCTTCCAATCGCTGATGTCAACGCTCCATCGCCCGATCGCTGAGGAGCAAGCCAGGTGCGAACTCGGGCTGACTCCGACACTGCAACCCCGAGGCCGTCGCCCACATGGACCCACGCGGTGTGCGACGCGGTTGAAACGACAAGGATCAGGGTCGTGCCCATGTCCTGACACTCTTCGGAAGCCGCTGCGGCGGCGGCCACTTCGTCGATCGCAGCCGCGAATCCAGCCTCAACAGCTCTCCGAGCATCGCCCCCATCGCCGTGGTCTAGTACGTAGCGCACGACACCTCGTGCGGCTCCGGACACGGCGACGAATGACGCGACTTCCGCACATCGAGTCGATCCGATGCCGTCGGCCACAGCCGCCACCAGATATCGCTCGCCGCAAGGCGCATCGACGCTGAACGCCGCGCAGAAGTCCTGGTTCGCTTGCGGAATCCGGCCCCGCATCGTCGCCATGCCTGCATGCCGATCATCGACACCGACGCCAGGATACTCTCTGGCGAGATCGACAAGCAGCGCAGTTGGGGATGATCTTATCGCGCGCACGTTCATGTCGTGGTCTCCAGTTCGTGAACTTCCAGAACTCGATGTGGTGGGTTGATTCCCAGAGAAGCGAGGTAGCTCTCCGCCTCTGACGTAATCGCATCCGCAACACACGGCATCGGATGCACGATCACCGGGCTCGGAGTCGCGGTGGCCACAGCCGGCGGAGTGACGGCCACTTGCTGGGCCGAGCTCGCGTCGCAGATCCTCCTGAGGCCACCGAGGGACAGGTGGCACAGAAGCAGCATCCCGCAGACGCCACCAGCGTACTGCCCTCCGACATATCCGTGCGCTGATCCGTTGTTCGCCGCTTCGGAAAAGATTCGCTGGACCGGCTTCTGTGCCGCGACCCGTAGCTTGAACGGACTGTTAGGGTGCTCTTGAAGGTAGCCGTAGGTCTGCACGCCAGCGCTGGCCGCGAGTCCCAACGACAAGAGCGGAAAAACCCCGATGGCGACTCGCTTCCACGACTTCGGCCCCCCGGAGACTATTCCAGCGCCGAGCCTTCCAGCCAGTGTCGAAACGAGCCCGCACCCTCCTCCCAAGGCGGCGATCACCCCTGTCGCGCAGACGAACGCCACGAGGAAACCGAAGGCATAGCCCGCCGCCGAGATCACGAGCACCACTGCGAGCGCCAGCAGCGCCAGTGCCAGCAGAATGCCGCAAATGACTTTGGCAACCTCCGCCATGCAGAGGAAGACGCTCGAAGTTCATCGCGGTGCGCAACCCCGCGCGGTTTCGGGAAGCCAATTACCCACCCAGCGTCATCAACCGCGCGTTCAGTGCAGCACTACCAAGCGGTGTCCGAATACAGCCAGTGTCTGCTATCGATCCATACGGGAACCAAGGCGGTAGCGAGGGACGCGACGGGCCGCTTTTCGTCGAGGTGGGCAAGGACCCCCGCACGCTTCTCGACTAACGAGTTCGCGTTAGGTGTTTGCCACCCACAGCCCGTTGTGCCGTCGGCGATTCGCCTCAACCCACGTCCCGGCAAAGAGATGCGCCGCTTTCAGGAACAACGGGGCGTCGGGATTGGACTTCGACTCTCCGACCGTCGGGTGGAAGTACGCCGGCGGGTACAGAGCCACGTCGTCGTACTGGGTGACCACCCGGGCGATCAGCCCCGGCCCGGCCTGGTCGCCGACGTACCGGCGCTCGAAGAACGACTCCTCGACCATCGCCACGGCATGCCACATCGCCGGGTGGTTGGGCGGGAAGCCCATCGCGGCGTTGGTGACGATGTCGAGTTGCTCGCAAGCCGCCCACGCGACGACCTCGGGCGGGCACATCTCGTCCAGCGGCCGTACGGGCTTCACGTCGGTGTCGAGGTAGACGCCGCCGAAGCGGGCCAGGATCTCAAGCCGCAGGATGTCCGACCGCATCACGCAGCCGGGCGTGCCGCCGACGTTGCCGCAGGCGTCCCAGACGTTGCGATTGAGGATCGGCGGCAGGTTGTCGTCCGTCCACAGCCGCATCTGCCAGTGCGGGTTCATCTCGGCGAAGCGTCGCCGCCAGCGCCGCTGATTGAGCGGCATCTCGCCCTTACCCAGCCAGATCTGGTGCAGGACCCGCGGAATCGAGGTGGAGCGTGTGGTCATGCTCACGCCACCACCTCCGCAGCCTTCGCCTGCACGAAGGCGAACGCCCCGCCGTGGGCCTTGGCGGCTTCTTCGCCCTGCTCGAAGAGCGCCCAGTGGAACGGCACCACGTCGCGGAAGTGCCCGTGGTCGCGCACGACGCGGGTGAGGAACCCCGGCCCGCTCTGGTCCCACACGCCGCGATAAACCAGCACCGAGTGCGGCAGGTCACGGATCGCATGCCAGAGCATCGGGTGGTTCCGCGTTGCGCCGAGCACCGATGGCGAGAGCATGTGCGGGCGGCTCGCGCCGTGGCTGGCGATCGTGGAACAGAACGCACCGACGCTCGCGACGAGTTCATCGAGCGGGCGCAGCGGCAGTCGGTCCGGATCGACAAAGACGCCCCCCTCGCGGGCCAGCACCTCGTAGCGGAGCAGGTTCAGCCGTGCCGCCGAGGCTGCGGGCTCGCTGAGCCCGAAGGTCTGCTGCCACTGGTCGTAGTTCAGGATCGGCGGCTTGGTGTCCAGCGTGAGCGTCATCACATCCCACTCGGGGTGCATGGTCTGCCACGCGTGCCGCCACCCGGTGAGCCGCTGCTTGTCAGGAGTCTCGCTGAGGTCCGCCGTGTAGATGACCTTCGGAATCACGCCTTTGCCTCCTGTTCGATGCCGCTGCTGAGACTGCGCACGCCACTCTGCTGCCACTTCGCCGGAGGCACGCCCTCCATACCGCCCTCGATGAACGACGATGCGCCTTCGCCCAGCGCCACCGACTGCTGAGCGCTGCCGGAGCCCGAGCCGGAGCCGGGCGGGCCGGAGCCGCTGTCGCTGCCGCTTGATGAGCCCGACGAGCTGCCGGAGCTCGATCCCGAGCTGGACCCTGAGCTCGACATGGACGAGCCGCTGGACTTGCCGCTGCCGGAGCCGCTCCCGCTCGACGACCCGGACCCGGAGCCTGAACTCGACCCTGAACCCGACGACGATCCGGACCCGCTCTGCTGCGTGGCGGGCATGTCGTTGTGAATCCACACGCCGCCCGCCAGGAACACGTTGAGTCCGGGCACATGCACAGCGACGGTCGTCACGCGGTCGCCCGACCGCTGGACCGTCCCGACCAGCTCCTCGCTCAGGTCCTGACGCACGAGCGCATCGCCGACCTGTACGAACTCCGCCGACGCGAAGCCGATCTCCTCGTTGCGCTTCAGCAGCACCGGGTGCTCGGGTGTGAGGCGCAGGCGGCCGTTGATGGTGACGAATCCCTCGTGCGATCCGATCTTCACGCTGCCGACCATGCCGGTAACGGGCGTGGGCGCGGCTTCCGCCCATGGACGGAGCCACTGGTATTGGGCTCGCCACGGCACGTCGCGGTCCAGGCCCGCCACGTCGAGCGCCGCGAGACGGTCGCCCGGCTGGAGCGCCTCGACCGGCTTGGTCGAACCGTCGGCGAGCACCACCGGCGTGCCCGCGAGGACGCAGTTGGAGCCGGGTCCGGAGCCGCCGGGTCCGCTCCCGCCCGGGCCAGAACCACCCGGCCCCGAGCCGCCAGGCCCGGACCCGCCTGGACCCGACCCACCGGGGCCGCTGCCGCCGCCGCTGGATCCGCCGCCGCCCGACGACCCGCCTCCGGACGATCCGCCGCCCGATGAGCCGCCGGAGGATCCGCCCGACGACATGCCAGAACTTCCACCGGAGGAGATGCCCGACGATGCCCCCGAACTCGCACCGGAGGACATGCCACTCGACGCACCCGACGAACTCCCGCCACCGGAACTGCTCATGCCCGATGAGCCCGTGCTCGACGGGGTCTGCGAACTCGTCGGCGTCTGCGACGAGTCGGTGGTCATCCCGCTGGATGACATCGGGCCACTGCTCGACGGCGTGTGTGTCGTCCCCGGCGTGTTGCTCGTGAACGCGCCGGTGGTGTAGAACGTGAGCGTGGGCGTGCCGCCAGGCCCGGTCGTGTAGATCACATCGCCCGTCGTTGAGTAACTCGGCGGCATGCTCGGCGTGCTGGTCGGCGTCGAGTACGTGCTCTCGGGTGTCGAGCCCGACGGCGTCGAGTAGTTGCTCGACCCGCCGCCCTGCGGAGCGCGGCCCGTCGCCCAGACGGGGATGTAGAGGTAGTACCGCGTGGGGCCGTCGCTCATCGTGCGGCCTCCTGTGGCGGGGCGCTCGCCTTGGGGTTGGGCTCGTACCACCCGTCGGTGCGGATGGGCTTGCCGCACTCGGAAGCGGCCGCCTTCACCGCGTCCTCGAAGGCCATCTTCTCAAAGACCTCCAGGGCGCTTCCGGGCGAGCAATTGACCACGCGGAAGCGGTGCTTCTCGAAGTGGGGCTTGAGCGCCTGGAACCGGCGCGACAGCGAGTCATACAGCACGTTGTTGTGCCGGATCGCGTTGGCCGCGCGGTGCTCGTCGAAGGCGTACTTGCGCTCGGCGTCCATCTTGAAGTCGCAGCCGAGCAGGTACACCGTGCTGAAGCCGAGGTAGTGCAGCAGCCGGAGGGCGACAAGCATGACCGAGCGCTTGCCGGTGATGCCCAGCGAGTCGGGGTTCTTCGCGTCGTTGCCCCATGAGACCGTGTCCCCTGTGAGGAATCGCTCGTGGTCGAAGTGGTCGCTGCGGCGGAAGAACAGCACGCCGGGCATCTGGTGGACCTTGAACGCGCTGTTCCGCAGCGTGCCGTCGGGGTTCATCACCTTGAGCCGCTTGTCCCACATGCAGGTCGGCACGAACTTCAGGATGCCCGGATCCTTCCAGCCCACATCGATGAAGCGCCCGGGGTCATCAACGCAGGTCCAGAGCGTCGGACGACGCACGGACCAGGCGTTGTTGACGGCCATCGTGACGATGCCGCGGGCATCGAGCAGCGACAGGTCGACCTGCTTGAGCGAGGGCCCGGAGAGCATCAGGAACGAAGACCGGTCCCGGTAGAACCCGCTGAGCGACACCGACTCGAATGTCGGCGGGGCGGTGTAGAGGCGCAGGCCATCACGGGCGGGCTTGCGCGCCTTGAGCCCAGCCTGCAATGCCGCGATGTCGGACTGGTTCTCACGCACCGCAGCACCCCCCATCACTCTTGAACCGCCCGACGATGTAGCGGGACCCCGCCTGGGGCCTGCAAGCGACGCCGACGCGGGCGATGCGCTCCAGCCACCAGTCCAGCGGCCGCACCGTCGGGTGCAGACCCTCTCCGGCGACGGTGGTCGTGCTCGGCCGCGTGCAGATCGAGAAGATGAACCGCCCGCGCGGCACCGCGACGCGGCGCATCTCCGCGAGCGTGAGATCCACGTCCTCGGGCAGGAGGTGCTCGAGGGCGTCGAAGCTCGTCACCACATCGGCGATGCCCGCCTGCAGGGCGGTCGCGTGCATGGGGCGCACGAGGTCCGCTTCGGGGAAGGCAAAGTCGACGCCCAGCCCGTCGATGCCCAGGCGCCGCAGCTCGCGCACAAGGTCGTTGCGGCCGCAGCCGAAGTCCACCACGAACCTCGGCTTGCCCTCCTGGATGAGCGGGATCGCCGCCCGGCCGTGGTTTGTCGAGCCGTACGTCGAGCCGGGCTTGTTCGCCAGCGCGAGGTACTTGGCCAGCTCCCTGGCACGCTTGGCATCCAGCGGCGTCGCCGGTGCGGGTGTGGTCGGCGTGGTCGTCATTCGGCACCTCCGATGTAGAGGTTGAACTTGCGGTCCTCGTCGGCGGGGTCGGCGATCTCGATCAGGCTCATGGCCTCGAAGACCCACACCGGTTTGCCCCGGCTGTTGCGCTCACAGGTCATCTGCACGCACACGCCTTCGGGGATCGGCACGAGCTTGGGCTTAAGCGACCGCGCGGGCGGGCACTTGGGCAGCACGCCCGGGAGCTCGCACACCGGGCCCAGCCCGAGCAGGCCGCCGAACCCGGAGCCGGGCTCGGAGTCGTTCATGTGGTGGGCCTCGAAGCGGTTGATCGCCAGGCGCGTGGGGTCCTCGCCGCCGCTGGGGGCCTGCGACGTCAGACCGTTCTCGACCGGCACGTAGCGCAGGTAGTCCGGGCTTCCGGGGTTGCCGTCGATCTGAGCCTCGACCCACGGGTAGCGCCAGCGGTTGCGCTCGGTGGGGATCGGCTGGGCCACGCCGAGTATCGCGGTGATGCGTCCCGGCGAGGGGCGGCCGAGCTCGATCACCGCCCACTTCTCGCCGGTGCCAACCTCCTTCCACAGGATCGGGATGCCGCCCATGGGCGTGCTCGCCAGGACCGTCTCGTCGGCCGCGAGCTCGCAGGTGGTGTCGGTCTCGTTGGTGATGTAGACCCGGGCGGTTGTCACGCCGGTGAGCACGCAGGGACCGAGGGCATTGGGTTTGATGGGCTGGAGCGTCACCGCGAAGGCGAGCGTGTCGGACTCCTCGGTCGCCACATCGCCCGTCAGAGGCGTGCGGCTGTGGAAGGTCCGCTCCTGATCGTCCTCACCGGGCTCGACAAGCACGCCGGTGATCGCCAGCGCGTGGTGCGGCTCGATCAGTTCGTCCGAGTCGTTGCGGACCAGCACCACGCCGATGCCACGCTGCGCGGATTCGACGAGCGGCCCCGCGACGGCCTGGCCCCGCCCCTGTCGCGTGCGCAGATCGACCGCCGCATCGACGAACGCGTTGTACGCGCCCGCGGGGATGCGGAGCGGCTGGCCGGAGCGGACTTTGCGGAGGTCGTCGGGCATGATGTGCGGGGGTCAGATCCCCAGTGCTCCGAAGTTGGCCTGGTCGTACACGCGCTCGACGTACGCGGCGATGGGTTTCTTGATGATCGCGCCCGAGCCCGAGTCCTCCGCGTCGGCGTAGCGGACCCACAGGTACTCCCACCCCTTCTTGTTGATCCCGGTCACCGGGCCGACGGTCAGGTTGGTCTGGTTGGGGCTCGCGGCGAACCGGAACGTGATCTCCCAGTCTTCATCCGGGCCGTCGCCGCGTTTGGAGCCCGTCGCACCGAGGAAGAGCACCTCGCCGGCCGCGAACCCGCGGAACGAGCCGGCGTTGGTCTTGCCCGTGCAGGAGAAGATCGCGCCCTTGTACGAGGCGGTGACCTGCGCGTCCGTGAAGTAGTGCGTCTCGGAGAACTGGTAGACCGGGACGGTGATGTCGACGCCCTCGACGCCGTCGGCGGTGACGCCGATCGCGCCGCCGAAGTCGGGCGCGGTGGTGCCGGGTGCGGGCCGGCGCTGCATGGTCTGCAGGCTCTGGGTGATGTGCTGCGTCCCGCCGCCGGTCTCGAACGTGAACGAGGACTCGCTCGGGGTGCTCGTGCCGGTGGAGGCGTTCTGGCTGTAGCGGACGGTGACATCCCACAGCTGCGGGCCGATGGGCTCGATCTGGATGGTCTGGCGAGGGAGCGTGTCGTAGGTCGCCGGGGAGGCCGCCTGCGCCGCGGTGCGGGCCGCGAGGTCGTCGGCGGTGCCGCGCACGATGTAGCCGAGCTCCGCAGATGACTGCGAGGCTTGGTTCGCCTTGGTGGAGCGGCGGCTCTCGAACTTCTCAAACACCTCGACCGGCACGAGCGATGAACTCCTTTTCTGGGGTGGGGATCAGGCGAACCGAAGTCCGTTGTCGACGCTGGCGTCCAGCAGACGCTTGGTGTTGCGAGCGGTCTGCTCGGTGGCGCTGGCGGTGCGCTCGGCGGCGTCGCCGCCCGTGCCCAGACCGGAGACGGCCGCCGCACTGAACGTCCCAGTGACGCTGATGCCCTTGCCGATGGCCGCCCCGAGGCCGGACAGGCGATCCTCGAAGTCGGCCAGCAGATCCCGCTGTGGCCGACCTGGCCCCTTCTCGGCGTCGGCGGCCTCTCGCTTCTTGCGGGCCTCCTCGATTGCGGCTGCGAGCTTCTGCTTTGCGGCGTCGAGCGCCGCCTGTGACTCGGCGAGCCCCGCTTCCGTGTCCTTGCGCAGGGCCTCCTGCGCGTTCTCGAAGTCCTGGCCGATCGCGGCCAGCGTCGCTTCGTGCATCGCCGCCGCATCGCGGCGCTGCTGTGCGCGCTGCCCCTCGCGGGCGGTCACGGACTGCTGAGCGGCGTTCTCCAACTCGACCAGTCGGGACTCGAGCTGCTGGTCCACCGCCTTCTTGGCAGCTTCAACGTCCAGCCCGTCGTCAAACAGCCCCTGGATCTCCAGCATCCGCTTGGCGACCCACGACGACGCCTCCTCCCAGATCATCTGGAAGCCCGTGGCGAAGTTGGTCCAGGTCTTGGAAAGGAACGCGGTGGTCTCGATCCACGCGACCTCGAGGGCGTGGAACACGATCTCCGCGGCCGCGAGCGCGCCGTACCACATGGAGTACGCGGTTGAGACGAAGAACTCCTTCGCCCCCAGCCACGCCTTGTTGAGCGCCGCGACGCCCTGCTGCCAGATGACCTTGAGCGACAGCCACAGGATCTCAGCTGCGAGTGCGATGTCGCCGGCGGCAAGAGCATCGGAGATGCCGCCGACCACCTTGCCGACCCAGTCACGCAGCTCGGTGAACTTCTCCGCGAGCCACGACAGGGCCTCGCCACCCGCGCCGGTGACGACCAACAGCGTGCCTCCGAGCGCCACGATCGCGGCGATCGTCAGGCCGACCGGCGTGAGGATCGCGCCGATGGCGGCCCCGATGAGGCTGAATGCCGTTCCGATCCCGCCGATGACGGCGGCCACGATGCCGAGCGCCGCTCCGATGCCCGAGATGATGTAGCCCAGGCCGACGATCGCGATCCCCGCGACGGCGACCGCCGCCGCAACCTTGAGCGCCCAGACCACCGTTTCCTTGTTGGCCTTCACCCACGCCGTGGCGCTCACGACGATCCGCGTGATCCGCTCGGTCAGGTCCTTGATCGTCGGGGCGAGCGCCCCGCCAATCGTGAAGACACCCTGCTTGAGGACCTTCCAGAGCGTGCCGAGGGCATCGTTGAGTTCGGCGGCATCGCGGGCGGTCTCAGTGCTGACGGTGAGCCCGAGCTTGCGGGCCTGCTCCTGCATCTCGTTGATGCCTGCGGCCCCGTCGGCCATGAGCGGCAGGAGCTTCGTCCCCGCCTTGCCGAAGAGCTCCATAGCCATCGCCGCGCGGGCTGCGGGATCCTGGATGCGGGAGATGCGATCGGCCAGGAGCTTGAACTGCTCGTCGGGGGAGAGCTTGGCCAGGTCCTGCACCGTCAGCCCGAGCCGCGCGAGAGCCTCGTTCGCCCCCTTGGAGCCTTGCGACGCCTCCGTAAGCGTCTTCTGCATGACGCGGAGGCCGTTCTCCAGCGTCTCCATGTCCGTGCCGGAGAGGTCGGCCGCGTAACCGAGCTCGCTGAGGGCCTCGACACTCACGCCCGTGCGGGCGCTCATCTTGTCGAGCGCATCGCCGGAGTCGGAGAAGGCCTTCGCGGTGCCGAGCAGCGCGGTGATCGCCGCGACGCCGATGCCCGCCATTTTGGTGCCGATAGACCGAAGCCCCTCGCCGAAGGCTTCGAGCTTCTTCTGGGCTGCCTTCAGCCCGGCCGACAGCTTGTCGCTGACGCCCAGCTCCACGAAGGCTCGGCCTGCTCGGATGCCACGGGTGTCGGCCACGGTGATTCAGCCCTTCCTGACGGAGTTCCGCCACAACAGCGGCAGCTTCGGCCGCTCCTTCTCCAGCGCCGGGGCCATGTACGGCCGCGGCGCGATCTTGACCTTCTGCGAGGTGAGCTTGCCGCCCCGCCCCCCCAACCTGCGGAACACGACGGTGTCGCCGCCGTACTCGAGGACACTGGGCGCGTCACTCTTCTTGAATCCCACCGGCCCGACGACCACCGAGTCGTTGGGCTTGTCGTACCCGAAGAGGATCAGCCGACGCAGGCTGCCCTCGTGCGAATGGGGTGGGGCCCCGGGAGGAGCCGACCCCTTGCGTTTGCGGATGCTCGTCTTCGCTGCCGTGCGGATGAACGCGCCGGCCTTACTGAGCACCTTCCGCTTGGCGTTGTCGACCGCCGCCATGACGACGTGGCGGTCGAAGAACATGTCCTTGATCCGCATGGTGATCACGCGCCGCTGCTCCCAGCGTTCCCGACCTGACCACCGCCGGTGCCGGCGATGGTGCTGCCCTTCTCCAGGCCCTTGTTGAACGAAGCCTCCTTCTCCTTGCGGAGACGGCCGGACCCGATGAACAGCCCGACGATGCCGGTGAGCGCGGGCAGCGCCGGCCCGAGCACGGGCAGGCCCGCGACGGTCGGGCCCACGGTGTCGAGGGCCGAGAGCGTGAGTTGGCCGAGCAGCCCTCGGATCTCGCCGGCCTTCTCGATGTTGCCTTTCCATTGCGCCCCGGTCGTCTGCGTGAGGTTGAACCAGTTCTGGTACTCAACCTCGGCCTCGTTGAGGCTCAGCGTCGACGGCAGGCCGGTGGTCTGCTGGATCGTGTTGGGCGTCTTGACCTTGACGATGTCGCCAAGGTCGAGGCCGGTGCATGACGCGAGCACGAGCGCCAGCAGGATCAGAGCACCGATGTAGACGTAGTGGCGGGTCGAAAGGCTCTTCATGCGCGAGTCTCCTTGGCGACCTCCGGCATGCGGCGGTCGATGAACACGTCTTTGAGGACCGACACGTCAACCTTGACGGGTCGCTGGGGCTTGTTGAAGGGGTCGAAGTCGGCGGGTTTGAGCAGGCGGGATCGCTTGGGATCGCGGGCGGTGTTCGCCACCACGGACATGACAGCGGCGGCGATCGACCAGTCGTGGCGCTGGCGACCGTCGAGCATGGCGACCAGTTCCCGCAGCGTCAGGGGCCCGGGGTCGATGCCAAGGGCTCCGGCACACTGGTAGATGAACTCCCAGACGTCTGCGGCTCTTGGAGCAATGGGACCATCCGGTTCACGAGCTTGTCCAGCTCGCTCTCGCTGGTCAGCGTCTGGATCCGCTTCTCCGTCAGGTCGCGGGCCTTGTCCAGCACGCGGTTGGTGGCCTGGAGCACCCGCCCGAGGTTGGCCCGGTCCCTCGGGCTCGGGCAGAAACTGATGAGTTCATCCAGCACCGCCTGCGTAGCGGCTTCGATGGCGTCGCCCGCCATCGACTTGCCGAACTCCTCGTCCGAGACCCGGGGGGTGGCCGCATCCGCCTCGGGCTTGCAGACGGCGTAGACCACATCGCACAGCAGCACTGGGTCGCGGATGAGCTGCTCGATGAGCGTCCCCTCGATGACCTGCATGAGGTCGACGCCCGTGAGCCCGCGCACGCGCTTGAGCGTGGCGACGTTGATGTCCACCGTCCAGGTCCGACCCGCGTTGTCCTTGAACTGCCGCATCCGTGCCTCCGTCCTTAGCTGCCGATCCATGAGGGCGCTGTGGTCGAATACGTCACCTTCGCCGTCACCGACACCGTGATGGCCTCCTCGAGGGCCTCGCTGCGGCTGAAGTTGGTGATCGAGAAGTCCGCCTGCAGGCCCTGGCCCGCGGCCGCGTCGAGGATCTGCAGGCCGATGGGGTCGTTGTTGAAGAAGGCGTTCTTGATGGCGGTGAACCCGGCATCGCCGGTGTCCCAGACCATCTCGAACTCGACGCTCGCCTCCTTGAGCGTGGCGACCGTCGCCCGCCAGCCGTTGTTGGCTCGCGTGGTGACGTCCGCCTCGCCCGCTTCCAGGTTGAGCGTCACGTCCCGCGTGTTGCCCAGCGCCGTCCACGCACCCGCGCCGCCCTGACCGCCGACCTTGTACTTGAGGGCGGCCTCCATGCCGAGCTTGATTGCCATCGCTGACTCCTTTCACTCGGCGCTGTGGCCGACCACAAAGACCATCTCGCCGCCCTTGCTCTTGACCAGAATGTCTGCCAGGTTCACCCGCTCGAAGTAGTACTGCGTGCCCGGGGCGACCTCGATGGGGTCGGTCTTCCCGTCCGAGAGCAGCAGGTCCTGCGTGTTCTTGTGCGACGCGGTGAGCGTGAAGGTGGCGATGGTCTTCTGGGTCGCCAGCGGCTTGAGCTCGTCGGTCATTGCCACGCCGAAGATGATCGTGTTGCGCATGGCTACCTCCGCTCCCGGTAGGTGACGCTCAGGACGCTGGTGAACACCCGGTGCTGCTCGAGCGCTTCGCTCGACACAACCGGCTCGTTGCTGACCCCGACCCAAGCCGCGTCGGGGAAGCCCTCCAGCCGTTTGAACCGCAGGTGATCCGCGATCGCCTCCACCAGCGCGAGCAGCTCATCGATCGCCGCGTCCGCCCCGTCGGCAGGGAGCTTCTTCTGCACGCCGACATCGATGACGTACTCGAACGCCAGGCTGTCCCGCGTCACCGGCGACATCTGCAGCGTGCGGGGAACCACCGAGACCCGCAGGTCCTTGAGGTCCTCCAGCGTGAATGCGGGCTGGTACATCCGGACGGCCGTGACAGGCTGTCCGTAGGACCCGGCGCTCACGTGCGCCGCGACGGCGTCGGCGAGGGCGGCGATCGTGCTCACGGCCCACCTCCGATCACCGGGGAGCCCGTGGTTGGCACATTCTGGCGCGGAGAGTTGGACGTCAGTCCGGACAGCTTGCCTTCGAGGAACCAGATCTTGCGTTCCATCTCGGCGTACTGGGCGCGGATCGCGTGGGCCTCGCCGATGAACTCGTCGAGCCGCTTCTCCACCTGCTGGAGCTTGGTGGTGACCACGCCCCATTGGACGGTCATCGCGCCCGCCGCAAGCACGACCGTGACGACCACGCCGGCCCAACGGGCGCTGCCGTTCTGTCCGTTGGAGTTGTTGCCTGAGTCCGCCATCACGTCTCCGTGCCGATGTGCTTGGTGTGAATCCGAAGAACCCTGCGGTACGGGTCGCTGTAGCGCCAGGGCGGTTGTCCACCGGGGGCGTTGACCTCGTACACGAACACTGCCGTCCCGACCGTCTCACGCACCTGGTCGCCCGCCTGCGGGAGGATCGGGCCATCGCCCAGATCCAGGTCCGCGGCCCGCACCAGGAAGTCCCGCGACTCCACGCGGTGAATGAGCCCCGCCTCATCAGCCTGCTCGAACTCGGTCTTGCCGATGGTGGTCTGGACTTCCTTCTCGTCCGTGCCACGCCGGTAGACGACCGGGCGCGAGAGGTGCTGGTGCCGCTGGGCGTCGAGGAACGCCGCGCCGCGATTGAGCAGGTCGCCCACGGGTGGCTCCTTGGGGGGTTACTGCTGCAGCCGCACGCGAACGATGGTGTCGGCGTCGACGGTGGCCTTCACCGCCTTGCCGATCAGTTTGTTCGCGCCGGCGGCCGCGTTCTTGGTGGCGTTCTGGGCGGCGGCATCCCAGTAGGTGAGCGTGCCCGCGGGGATGGCGCTGCCCGCGCCGACCGCCTTGTTGAAGTCGAAGACGCCGGTCACGGCGATCGACCCCAACTGCCCCGCCTTGATCGGTGCCTGCGCCACGCCGATGAGATCGGCCTGCACGATCACCGCGCCGACGAGCACATCCGCACCCGGGGTGTAGTCGAGCGAGCCGCCTTCCTGAACGAACTTTGCTGGTCCCGAAGCCATGCCTGAACCTCCATCTGTTGGTGGGCCACCGGTGTCGATGCCCGATTGCTGATCGATGCCGCTCTGAAGGTCGCCGGGGAGCTCTTCGCCGAGCCCCCCAGCGCCTGTGCTGACCTGCCCGGGCATGGCTTACACCTCGCCCTTGCTCTTGACGCCGCCACGCGGGTCCTGCAGGTTGACGCCAAAGTCGTGGTACCCACGCATCCGGATGCCGAGCATGTTGAAGTCGGCTTCCGAGCTCTCGACCGTCGGGGCTTCCTTGCCGTCGAGGAACGCGACCTCGATCACCGGCAGGTCGTTGGGGTCCGCGAGGAGGTACCACGCCTTGGCGGAGTTGCCGGTGTAGATGGCGTTAGCCAGGTAGCGGCTGACCTCGATGCGGAACTTGCCCTGGTGTGGGTTGGCAATCGGGAACTTGGTGTTCGCGGTGGTGTCCCGGAGCTCGACGCTCTTGTAGAGCTGCGTGCCCATGGCCGAGAGCGCCGTCGGCACCAGCATGATCGACGGCATCACGCCCGTGGGCTTGCCATCGGAGTCCACCAGGTCCATGAACGCCTGCTCGACCTTGGTCAGACCATCGATGCCGAGCGCCGTGTCCGCGCCGGTGACGAAGTTCTTGTTGCCGGCGCTGAAGAACGCCGCGTTGTTCAGGAACGCCGTCCAGAAGACGTCGTTGATCTTCAGGCCCGAGCCCCGGCCGAGCTTGCGGGGCACCGTGGTGATCGCGCCGAGGTCATCGTTGATGATGTCGCGGCGATCGATCGACAGCATCAGGGCGTAGGTGCTGGCCTTGTTGGTGTAGGTCTCTTCGCCGAGCGTGCCGTGCTTGATCTCGCCACCCGCGCCGATCTCCTCGTATTGGTCCTTGCCGATGAGGCGGTAGCTGGTGACCGTCTTGAAGTCGTTGACGTTGCGGACCGCGCAGATGTTCCGCCACACGCGCTCGACCGAGAAGAACCCCTCGAGCAGGAACTTGTTGGCGACATTCGACAGGATGCCGCCGACATCGATGGTGGTCATGCCCGCCTCAATCCCGCGACCGAAGGCGGCTTCGAGCACGCGGCGGCTGTCACGGAACGTGCGGCCCGTGTAGCCGTTGGCGATCGCGGCCTCGAAGAGGAGTTCCTGCAGGCCTAGGCCGCCATTGAAGCGCTTGGCGGCGACGTCCATTGCTTGCTCCGAGCAGACCTTCTCGATGCCTTCGAGCTTGGCGCTCTGGAAGCACGCGGCCTCCAGCACCTCGGTGGTCACGCTCGTGTCCGGAGTCTGGACGAACGGGATCTTGGGGCGGCTGGCACGGAGCACTTCGAGCTCGGTGCGGGTCGCGTCCCAGCCGTCACGGATTGCCTGGGCCTCGATGCTCGTGTGCTTGCCGCCGCAGACCTTGCGGATCGCGTCGATGCGGGCCGTCTCGGCCAGCGCCGCGGCGCGGATCTGCTCGGGCGTCTGCTCGGTGCCAGTGACGGGGGCGTTCGCGGAGGGAGACGGAGTGGGATTGGAATCGTCGGCCATGACGTTGGGCTCCTTGTGAAGACGCGCGGCGATGCTCGCGCTGGTGCGGCCGTCTGCGCCGAGATCCACGAAACTGATCTCGCCGAGCGTGGCCTTGCGGACGACGTTCACCGGGCCGGTGATCTCCTGGCCGTTGACCGTCGCCTTCTGGTTGTCCTTGATGAACTCGAACTCCTCGACGCTCGCGCCGACGGAGGCCTGCCAGGGGAATCCGTTCCGGCTGGAGGCGACGACTTCCTTGGCGGCGGGCGTGTCGCGGGAGATGACCCCAGTCGCGACGAGCTGACCGGCCTCCACGCGGATCGCGTCAGTGTGGCCGACGCCCGAGAGCGGGTCGTGCCCGAAGCGGATGGGGCGTGCCTGCGACGGTACAGCCAGGCCCTCGAGATCGATCACGACCGGGGCGCGCCACCCCGCGACGCGCATCGCGCCGCCGGTGTACGCGACCATCTTGAACCGGGGCAGCGGCGCGCTCTGACCGTCCGCCGCGGCGGAGAAGGTGATGTCCGCCGTCGCGGTGAACGTGAGCGCGGGGAGGATCTTCATGGAGTCAGTTGGCACTGGCGGTCTCCTCGTCAACGGTGTCTGCGGGGTCGGTGTTCTCGGCGGGCGCGTTCGGGGCCGGAGCGGCAGCCGGTGCGGTTGCGAGTGCGAGGCCGAGCTCGTTCATGAGCGCGAGCTCCTTGGCCCGCTGGCGGAGCTCTTGCTCCCAGTCGCGACCCTGCCGGGCGAACTCGACGGCGAGCGTGGTCGTGTGGTTGGCCAGTCGCGTGGCCTGTGCGTTGGCTTCCTTGGCGGGATCGACGTGCTCGACGCCATCCCAGAACCACGCGTGCTCCGGGAGCGTGCGTGCGATCGTGCGGAGCGACTGCGGGAGCAACCCCTCGACCAGCACCGCCTCGTTGAGCCACGCCTTGAGGATGCGGTCGAGCACGGCGAGCTGCATCTGGTGCTGCTCGACGCGGATGCTCTTGAAGTACACTTGGTGGTCCAGGCGGCCGCTGGCGTAGTTGTACCCCGAGGAGTTGCCAGCCGCGACGTTGAACGGCATGTTCAGGCAGCGGGCGATCTCGTTGAGGATCTCGCGCTTGAACTCCCCGAACGTGGTCGTCGGCTGCTCGGCGTGGACCTGCCCGAGCTTCCAGCCTCCGGGGAGCACCGTGGCTAGGCGCTGCTCGAGTTCGACCTCGTCCATCGGCTCCAGCGGATCGGCCTCGCCGTTGGCCGGCGCGTCGGTGTAGATCACGGCGGCGAAGTTGGCGGCGGTCTCGGCAGCCGCGATGGTCGCCAATGTGTACCGGCGGAGCTGCGCGAACAGCGGGAGCGCGGGCGTGATGTCGGGGATGCCGCGGAGTTGGCCCGGCCGATCGGCCCGGAAGTAGTGCACCACCGCCGCGGCGGGGAGCGTGTCGTACGCCAGCAGATCGTCGGCAGGGGCACGGAGAGCGCTGCTGTCGCCGGGGTGCCGCTTGAGCACGCGGTACGCGGAGGGGTTGCCCCACTGGTCCAGCAGGATGCCGTCGATCTCATCGCTCCGGCCACGACGGATAAGGGGCGAGCAGACCTGGTCGGCCTCGATGAGCTTCACGTCGAGCGAGACCTGGGACAGGACTCCGGGGTTGTTCACCAGCAGCGCGAACGCCTCGCCAGTCTCGGCGCGGGCCATCCGCATGGTGCGGAGCTTGCCGGGCAGGTCGACCGCCCGGGACCACTGCTCGAACGCGTCCTCGATACGGGCGTTGGCCTCGGCGTCGCCGGTGAGCATCTGCAGCCGGGGACCGGTGCCGATGGTGTCGTTGGCGAGCGTGAGGACGATGCCCTTGGCGTAACTGTTGTTGGCGACCTCGTAGCGGGCCCGGTTGCGGAGGACGCGACGGACCTCGGGGTTGATGGCGGCGTTGGGCGACAGGCCATCGGCGTTCGCCCAGTGCTTGCGGTTGTCGGCGGTAGTCTGTGCCGAATCGAACTTGGCGACGACCACCCGACGGCCGCCGCGCGACCCACGTCCATGCGAGTCTCGCGACGCCGCCGGGGAGGGAGAGGCGGCGGAGTTACCGCGACCGACTCGGCTCATGATGTTGGCGATGGCTTTCAGCATGGGCGTGAGATCGGGTCAGACGGAACCGGGGGGAACGATCTTGGCGAACTTGATGCCGAGGCCGGGCTTCCTCGCGGCGTCCTTGGACGCGAGGTAGCGGTCGGCCTCGATCTGGTCCTTCAGCGGGTGCTGCTCGACCGACTGGCCGTCCACGGACGCCTTTGCAGGCTGCGACGCGTTATCGCGGATGGCTTGGTCGAGGTTGGGGGCGGGGTCGGGCAAGGGCGCACTTCTCCATAGAGCACCTAACCCGTCGCTCGCTCCAATCCCGAACAACAGGCCCGGAATGCGCCAAGTTGTTCCACCGGTAGAACACGGCTCGCTTGCTCACGCCCCGAGCCGCTCAGTGGTCGTCACGCGCCGGCCGCAGTTGCGGCACGAGCGACGGCGGCGGATCGTGCCACCGACCGTCGCCCGGGTGTAGAGCACCTCGAAGTGACGACACCCGCACTTCGGGCACGCCAGCCCCTTGCCCTGGCTCGCGCTTGGTCGTGGTGCTGGCTTGGGCTCGCTCATCGCTTGCCTCCCCGCAGTTGCGAGAGCTTCAGCCGCGGCCTCGCGACCACCTTCGCGTCCGTCCCGAAGAGCACCGCCCCCTCCATCGACGCCGCCACGGCGCAGCCGACCAGGCAGTCCAGCCAGTGGTTGTCGAGACCCTCGACACGGAGCTTCCACTCATCGACCGTGCGGCCACGTCCCTCGGTCCGCACCCGATACTCGCTGGTCAGGTGTTCCGACAGGAGGCGGTGATGTTCGGGCTTGTGACCGAAGAGCGACAGACCGCCCGGGTCGCCCATCGGCACGGCGAGCCGCGCATGCACGAACGACTTCCAGAAGTTCGTGTCGAAGAGCACGTGCCGCACCGCTCGTTTGCCCGTGACCACCGGGACGCGCCAGTTCAGCCCGACCCGCTCGCCGCGCTTGCGCTTGTACTCGCTGAACGGGAGGCTGCTAGCGCCCACGTACCGTCCGTGGCTCGGCGTGAGCACGCTGGCGTGCGGACTCTGGCGGCAGAACTGGTAGACCACATCCGTGGATGAACCCCAGTTGGCATCAATCAGGCAGCGGTCGATCCGCACCACCGCGCCATCATCGCGCCGCCACTCGCGGGCAACGGTCTGTTCGATGAGACGCTCAAGCCCGGCGTAGATCGCTCCCTCGGCACCGGCGCGGACAGACGCCGCCCCGAGCGTCCGCTTGATGTCCCGGAGCGTGAAGTACGCCTGTTTCTGGTCCGGCTCGGTCCCGTACTCGATGACGTGCCCCGTGAAGTCGTCCTCCCACGCGGCCACGAGGTAGAACAGAGCCTTGCCCTGCACGTCCACGAACATCGTCAGGTGCGAGCACCCCAGGGGGACCAGCCCGCGGGCGTGGCCGTTCACCTTGGCCGCGATCTGATCGGCGCTCAGCAGGTCGTCCGCGACTTCGATCTCCGGGAGCGGCTCGTTCTGGTACTCAGCGAAGAACGCTGCCTCGTTCTGCAGCCGCAGGTTCATCGCGTGCTGCACAGCGGAGAGTTCGTCGTGGTTGAACCGCTCGGGCCAGGCGATGACCGCGCCGGCATCCATCTCCGCGCGATGCGCCTTGTAGAAGGCGGTCGCCTCCGCTCCACCGCGATCAGCCTTCAGCCCTTCGGCCCGCAGTCGGGCGTACTCAGCCCACAGGCGGTCTGCATTGGGGAACGCGTACACCATCTTGGTCCGCTCGCCTTGCCACTGCGGGTGTTTGTCCCGATCGAGAATGCGGTCAGCTAGGTCGTCGGGCCGGACCACCGTCAGCGTCATGAGCCCCGCGATCTTCCGGCCCGGGCCAGCCAACCCCAGGATTGCGCCGGCGAGGATCCGTTCGCGGTTGGCGCACTGCGAGGGCGAACGGGCGCTCTCATCGGTCTGCGGGTCGTCGATCAGCACCAGCGACGGGCGCACGCTCACGCCATCGACGCGCTTGTGCTTCATGCCCCGGATGCGGCCAGTGATCCCCGCCACACGGATGATGGCTCCCGACGCCGCCGAGCCCGGGATGGTCGGCAGCACGATCTCCCGGGCTGTCCAGCCGATGTGCGTCTGCTTCCCCTGGTAGAGCTGGCCTGACGCCCGCTGGTGGATGCCTTCGAGGGAGCGGATGGGATGACAGACCTCCGGGAAGTCCGCGCCGAGGATCTCGCTGTTCTCCAGCTCCGCCTTGATCGACTCGAGCATCCCCGCCGCGTGCTCCTCGTCCGAGCCGATGAGCGCGACGAACTCGCGGTGCCCGTACAGCAGCGCCCACAGGCACGCCACCTCGCAGAGGCTCGTCTTGCCCGACCCGCGCGGCATCGCCATCGCGAACAGCCCGCCGTCCAGCACGGCCTGCTCGATCTTGGCGATGACCTTCAGGTGGTCGTCGGACCACTTGAGATGGAAGGTCTGCCCGAAGTACGTCTCGCAGAAGTACCGGAAGTCCTTCGCGGCCCGGGCACGCCGCGCGGGGTCACCGACGGGAGGCAGGTCGCCAATGTCGCGGCCCGACAGCGAGAGCATGGCGTTGCGGAGCCGGGCCCGCTCCTTCATCGCCTCGTAGCCCGTGAGCCCCTCGGGCGTGCGGGCCGCCTCGGCCAGGGCCTCGTGCCGCGTCGTCACCAGCCACGCCACGTAACGGAACAGATCGACCTTGCCCGCGTCGCCGTCGGCCGCGACACGGAACCCCGCGCGCGTGCGGTGCCGGTGGAGCTGCCGCTCGCTGATCACCTCGCCGAGCGGCGTGCTGTTGAGCAGCCGCGCGAGTTCGCCGGGCTTGAGTTGGCGCGGGTCAATCGCCACCAGCACCCCCCACAGACATCTCCTTCACGAGCCACGCGGCGTAGTGCACGAGGTTGATCGTGCCGTTCGCGTTCGTCGGCGCGCCCGCGTCGATGTCGGCGCGGAGCATCTCCTCAGTGATGGGTTTGCCGCTTGCTCCCCCGATACGCGTGAGTACCCGCGCTGCATCCGCAACGCCAAGCGCAGCGGGGTTGAGCCGGGACATGCCCTGTGCTGGTCCTTCATGCGGCCCGGGACTAGGCGCGTGTTCGGGAGTCATCGCGGACCTCCCTCGCGAACTTGCCCACATCGCGGACGCAGTTGCCCACATGTCGCGGAATCATCGAGAAATGCACGCCGAACGCCTTGCCTGTTCCCCATCAGCCGGCCAATGTGTGTCACACGCGAGCGGGAAGAACGAACCCCCCGCACGCGACGGAGACCACGAACATGGACGCGACCACGAAGACCACGCTCGACCTCACCAAGACCCTGGCCAATGCCGGGTTCCGAATCCCCGCGATCGAACTCCACACGCCCGACGGACGCTGCTGGAACATCGCCACGGTCCCCGCCGGTCGCGGACGCCACCTCGACGGCCACTGGGGACCGCGCCCCGGAGCGCTCGGTGGCTTCCGCCTCTTCGAGATCGACCGCGAGAACGAGGACGCCCCCAACGAGCACGACGCGATCGACGGCGATACCTGGACCGCCGACGAACTGATCGACTACCTCCGGGCGGTCGGCCAGCCCAAAGACACGACGAGTTGGGACCGCCCCAGCGACAACCGCCCGACGACCTGAAGCCCGCGTAGTGCGGGCTTCGCTGTTTACCAGAGACCACCAGCACCCCCGACCCCAAGGACCACGACCATGACGAAGCGCACCCCCAAGACCACGAAGCCAGAACCGACCGCCGCCGAGACTTACGCCGCCCGGCAGAACGACATCGCCCGCCTCTTGGACGTCCTGCAGATGGAACTCGACAAGCACGCCGAGGGGGCGAAGGCCGACCCACGCAATTGGGGCCGTACGGGCGACCTCGGGAAGGTCCGCAGCGACCTGATCGACCTGGTCGGGTTCATGAGCGGGATGGACCGCGAGCACGTCGAGGCCTTCCTGAACGACGCCGAGTAACCAGAACCACCAACCGCAAGGAGCCACGCCATGACCATCAAGACGATTGTGATCGAGGGCATCGACCAAGAGGTCAGCATCCGCCGCACCGAGCGCGGCGCGGAGGTGACCATCGAACAGCACACCCGGCACGCGGGCAGGCAGGACATCTGCATCGCACACATCACCCGCGACGAGGACCGCGAGAGCCGCTACGCGAAGGCCGCCGAGGTCGCCAAGGTGGTCTACGGGACCGATCGACGGGGCCGGGCCGCCGCCACCAACTCGATGGTCCACGAAGTGCTCTCGGAGATGGAGCGCGTCGCGGGCTGCTGACAGACCCCACGCGGCGTCGCGGGGAACCGCGACCGCCACGCTTCCCCGCCGCAGCGCGCGACGGGCTTTCCAACCCCCAGTTCGGAGATGACCATGAGCACGAAGACCAAGAAGACCAGCAGCACCCCCGCGATGAAGCGAGCCGTCGGCCCAGGCGGCAAGCGCATCCCAAAGCGCAAGGCCGACGCCACCGCGTCGAGCACGGAGCGCCTCCGCAAGGCGGCGCTCGCCGAGATCAACGGCCGCCTGGCGGATGGGAAGCAGGACCACGAGGTCCCCGGCGAGAAAGAGATGGCCAACAACGCGAACGTGGAGGCGGCCGCCAAGGGGAAGAAGGCCAAGAGCGAGAAGCCGCCCAAGACGGCCAAGGCCCCGAAGACGCCGAAGGCCCCAAAGCCCAAACGCGTCAGCGCCCTCGACGCTGCCGCGCAGGTGCTTGCCGCGAGCGAGGTGCCGATGCGGGCCAAGGAGATGATCGCCGCGATGGAGGCCAAGGGGCTGTGGCGCTCCCCCGGCGGTAAGACGCCCGAGGCCACGCTGTACGCCGCCATCATCCGCGAGATCGCCGCCAAGGGCACCGCCGCCCGCTTCAAGAAGCACGAGCGCGGCGTGTTCGTTGCGGGGAAGGGAGCCTGAGCCATGACCGCGACGCCCGCGCCCAACCACGAAACGCAACTCGAAGCCGTGCTCCAAGCCGCGCTGTACCTGCTCGGCGCTCGCCAAGACCAGATGCTCACCATCGAGGAATGGACGGCGCTCGCGCGGGCGGTCGCCGCCTGCCAGGAGCGGAAGACCGCCGACTACCTGACCGAGCATGACCTCGAGGACATCGCCGAGCGCTACGCCCTCGAATGGGACGAAGCGGCCGACGGCCCGCTGCCAACCCTCGACGAGTGAGGCACACATCAAGCTTTGCTCCCAGCCGCGACGCGTGTCGCGGCTTTCTCTTCGGCCACAGCGTTCGAGCCAACCCGCTCCGCCTTGCGGCCCGTGAACTTCTCCCATCGCTGCACGATGACGTCGCAGTAGAGCGGATCGAGTTCCATCAGGTACGCCCGCCGCCCCGTCATCTCCGCGCCAATGAGCGTGCTCCCGCTGCCGCCGAAGAGGTCGAGTACATTCTCGCCCGGCCGCGACGAGTACTCGATGGCGCGGCGGGCCAACTCGACGGGCTTCTCCGTCAGGTGGACCATGCTCTGCGGGTTCACCTTCTTGATGCTCCATGTGTCCGGCACGTTGTTGGGACCGAAGAAGCGGTGCGCCGCGCCCTCCTTCCAGCCGTAGAAGCACCACTCGTGGTTGCCCATGAAGTCCTTGCGCGTCAGGACCGGGTGCTCCTTGATCCAGATCACCGCCTGGCTGAAGTACAGTTCCATCGCCTTGAGCACCGGCGGGTAGTTGGCGCAGTTCGCGTAGCCGCCCCAGATGTAGAAGCCGCCGCCGGGGATCAGCACGCGGGCGATGTTGCCGAACCACGCCGCGAGCAGGCGGTCGAACTCTTGGTCGGACACGAAGTCGTTGGCCAGCGGCCGGTCCTTGGCCCGGAGCTTCTTGTGCGTCGGCTTGGACTTCTCCGGGTAGCGGTGCAGGTCTGCCGACTGCTGGTCGCCGGCGCTCGCGTCCTTGCGCTGCGTGGCCGTGAACGACGACAGCCCGGCCGCGATCGCGTTGTTGCTCCGGGGCTCGACCTTCACGTTGTACGGCGGGTCCGTGTTGACGAGATGGATCGGCTGGCCATCCAGCAGCCGGTCCAGGTCCTCGGGCTTGGACGAGTCGCCGCACATCAAGCGGTGGTTGCCCAGCACCCAGATGTCGCCGGGGACCGTCGTCGCGGCGTCGGGCGGCGCGGGCACATCGTCAGGGTCGACGAGACCTTCGTTGCCGGCGGGAGCCATGATCGCCGCGAGGTCCTCGGCGCTGAAGCCCAGCAGCGCGAGATCGAAGTCGACACCCTTGAGGTCCGCCAGCTCGAGGGGCAGCAGTTCCATGTCCCACGAGGTCAGCGACGCGACCTTGTTGTCGGCGATGCGCAGCGCCTTGACCTGGTCGGGCGTGAGGTCGTCGACGCGGATGGTCGGCACCTCCTTCAGCCCGAGCTTCCGCGCCGCGCGGAGCCGCGTGTGACCGGCGATGATGATGTTGTCCGCGTCGATCAGGATCGGGATCTTGAAGCCGAAGGCCTCGATGCTCTTGGCGACCGCATCGATCGCGGCGTCGCTGATCGTGCGGGGGTTGCGGTCGTACTCCTTGACCGCGTCGATGGGAAGCGTCTCGATGTTCACAGCGATCTCCATTCGGACGCGCGGCGGCAAGCGCCAGCGCGTGGGGCGTCGTGGTGGCCCGCCGCACATGCGGCAGGTCCGGGGGGGCAGAGATGGCTGGATCGCTCGGGCTGACGGGCCCGTCCGGGGGCGCTCAGCGCCCCAATTCCCGTCCGCTACTGGCCCCGCCCGTTGGCCACGGGTCCGCCCACGTTGGCCCACGTCGCGTCCTTGGCGGGGCGGCGTACCAATCCCGCCACGGGGCCGCCCCGCGCTCGGACGGCCCAAACAAACTCTGTCGCCAAGCGCGGCTGTTCCCGCGGCCCAAGCCTCGCGACCTGGCCCGGGAAGTACCTAACGCCATCCACCTCCCCGCCGTTCGGCTTCGGGCTGTTGGGCTCGTAGTAGGCGCGACCTGGCACACGACCTGCATGGGCGCGGTGGGGCGAGAGGGTAGAAGTACATGATGGAAGAGAGAGATCTTTCAATCTTTCAATACCTCCCTTCCGCCCGTGCGTGTGCCCACGCGTGCGCGTATCGCCTACGCGCGCGGTGAGTAGTTGAAAGATTGAATGATCTCGTTCAGGCAAGGGCATACACCACCTTCGGCCGCGTCGCGGACGTCTCCTCCTCCTGCCGCAACTGCTGTGTTTCCAGCAGGTTGTCGATGACTTCCTGCCGCTCCCGCTGGGTCAGCCACTGCGTCTTGCGGCACAGTTCACTGCGGGAGATCTTTCCGCCCGCCTTGCGCACCACCCGCACGACGCGCTTCTGCCGGGCGTCGAACACGCCGTCGGCGACCCACTCGTGGGCGATGAACAGCATGCGGCGGGTCAGGTATGACGACAGATCGCATGCCCAGCGGGCGGCGTCGGCATCGATCACCGGCTTCTCGGCGTTCGCGGAGCAGGCGTAGATCAGCGCCAGGCGGCACGCCTTCTCCTCCGCGCGAGCCCATAGCGAGCGACCCGTCTCGTCGGGCTTGCCCAGTTCGGCATCCACCGTCGAGGCGAGCGCATCGAACACCTCGCCCGCCTGCGACACGGTCTCGACCACCATCGGCTTTGGGTGCTCCTTGAAGAGGTTGCCCCCGGGCTGCTGCGCTCCCCACCATTCCGCCGCCTGCTTCAGAGGTTCAGGAACACTCAACGCCTTGGCCCGCTGCCGCGCCGGCGTCTCGGCCGACTCGAACACGAGCAGGCGGGCGATGAAGCCGTCGCTGAGGCTGTCGGCGGTGAGGGACTCGAAGAAGTGCTCGGGGACAGTCGTGCCGTAGACGCTGACGCATGGCTGGTCGACGACCTTGTTCCGCTTCTTGTCGGCGTAGGCCTTGCCCCGGAAGACCGTGTCGGCGCTGCTGTAGAGCTTCATCAGCGCCGTCAGCACGTTGAACAGATGCGGGGCCTTCTTCGGGTCGCCGATGGTGCGCAGGAAGCGCCCGAACTCGTCGATCTGGAACAAGACGGCCGGCTCGGCCTCCACAGCGGTCACCAGCCCGGCGTCCGACGCCAGGTCCTCGTTGCCCTCGTGCTCGACCAGGTCGGCGGCGAAGAGGATGTTCTTGTTGACCTTGCGGGCATTGTCCTTGCCAGCGCCGGAAGGTGCGACGCCGACGCAGTAGACGTTGGTGCGGTTGCCGCGCTCGTCGCGGACCTTGCGGGCCGCGAGCACAGCCTGAAGGCAGATGGCGGCCGCAAGGGCCAGTACCGGCTGCGGGCGCGTCGCCGTGGCCAGGTTGAACGCCATCACCTGCTCGATGAATCCCGGCACGCGGAGCAGGTGGTCGGGGAACGGACCCGGATCCGGCGGACGCTCCGAGCGGGGCCGTTCGGCCGGGCCGTGCCGCCGCTCGGGGTTGAACTCGGACAGGTCAACGTCGCTGGATTCGGTGGGACCTGCATCGCGCAGCCACCCATGCGGACGATCGTGAGGCTTGCTGGCCGCATCGCTGACCTTGTGCCGGAGCTCCTTCTCCGACCACGGCGGCTCGCACCGCGGGTTGTACCGGTCCCACAGCAGCGAGAACGCCGCCTCCGGGTCGAGGCCGAACCCGTGCACCATCGCCGTCGCGGCCGCGTACGTCTGGCTGTGCCCGCCCGAGCCGGAGATCGCCGGCGGGATGCAGTCGAGGTACGCCGCGGCGCGGCGGAGCAGGGCGTCGCCCGCTAACAAACGATCGTTTCCTAGTGATCGCGTCTGGGAAAGGATCGTTTCCTTCCGCCCGTGCCGGGCCTCGGTCACGGCGTCGGCCAGCGCCGCGACGGCGGCGGCCAGTTCCCCGGCGTCTACCACGGCGGGTTCGCCGTCGAGCGGGTCGTAGGGCTCCCCGCTGGGATGGATGCTTGGGCCGACGACGGTTTGCGCGCCGGTGCTCCGCAGTTCCACGATCATCTTCTTCGACACCGGGTCCTGGTGCTTGCGGGTCTTCATCCCCTCGCACACGTACCACCAGTGCGACGCGGGCTTGCCCGGTCGCCCGGACATCGCGCCCGTCGGCGGCAGGAACTTGGGCGCGAGCGCCACCGCCTCCTCGCAGTCGAGGTCGACGTCCACCAGCCATCCGCTCGGTTCGCCCAGCAGCACGCCGATGTTGCCGGTGCCGTTGAAGTGCGCCGGCAGGTCGCTCTCGGAGAGGCGCAGGTCCGTCCACCCCTTGAGCACGGGGATCTTTTTCCGCGCGGGGACAGGGATGACCGCGTACCCGCGGCCGAGGTACGTGCGAGCCGACTCGAGCAGAATGGAGGGGCCATCGCTCATCGCTTATTCGTTGTCCTCGCGGCGGCGGATGGTGGCGCCCATGATCTTGAGCGTCTGCGCCGCGGCCTCGCGGTCGCGTTTGCTGGCGCGGTAGTCCAGCAGGCGGTCGATCTCGATCACAGGCTTGATCGCCAGATCAAAGCCGTACGTCCCAGTGGCCAGGCCCGCCGCGTGGCCGATCGCCCGCGTGCATGAACTGGCCCGGTGCGTGCCAGCGGCCGCGATCAGCAGCGGGATCTCAGCGCGGGCCTCGGTGTGGTACATCAGCCCGCCGACGCTCCTCGCCAGCAGCGAGCCGATGCCCTTGGTGTCGTTCTTGTCGATGGGCGCGGAAACCACGTGGCGTCCGAGCAACTGTCCGTCCTTGTCGGTCTCTTCGATCGTGATCGTGATCATGCGGAACTCCTTATTCAGAAGGGGATTTCGTCTTCGGGGATGCCGTACGTCATGCCCGCGGGCTCCGGCGGCCGGTCCGGCAGGCCTTCGTCGCTGTCCAGACGCGGCGGCTTGTCGCCGAGCACATGCTGCGTAACACGCTCGAACTGCTTGCCCGCCTCCTTCTCGACGGTGATCGAGAGCGTCGGGGCGAGCGCCCCTGCCTTGGCCATTTCGACCGCCTCCTCCGTACCGCCGGGCACCGGCTCAACCGAGCGAGCCCGCCACCAGGCCTCGGCTTTGGTCCGCGCGTACCCGGTGTGGTCGAAGCAGACCCACTCGCGGAAGAAGCGGTTGAAGCCGACGCGGTACTCGACGCGCATGGTCAGCGGCGCGGACGGGTCGCTGCGCTTGTAGTGCACGTGGTACGTCGTCTCACTGACGCGGTGTTCTTCGCGCGTGGTCTGGCCGCTGAGGATGCCCTCGGTGCTGGCTTTCGCCTCGTGTTGCTGTCGATTCGGCTCGGGGAACTGGTGGCCGCACTGCGGGCAAGTCTGGTAGCCCGCCGCGATGAGGGCCTGGCAGTTGGGACACTCCTTCGCGGGCGCTTCGCCGTCGCCGCGATCGTCGGTAGCGACGCGGATCGCGTCGACCGGGCCGTGGCGGAGCACGTTGCCGCCGAAGTCCAGCACGAGGCAGTCGGTCTTGCCAGGGTGGAGCCGGAAGCCCCGGCCCACCATTTGGTAGTACAGGCCCGGCGACATGGTCGGCCGCACGAGCGCCACGCAGTCGATGTGCGGGGCGTCGAAGCCGGTCGTCAGCACGTTCACGTTGCACAGGTACTTGAGCTCGCCCGAGCGGAAGCGGCCGAGGATCGCCGCACGCACGCCGTCGGGCGTGTCGCCGGTCACGAAGCCGCACTCGATGCCGTGTTTGGTCTTGAGCACATCGACGATGTGCTGCCCGTGGCGGATGCCCGAGGAGAAGATCAGCGTGGCGCTGCGGTCCCTCGTGTGCGCTGCGATCTCGGCGCACGCGCCCTCGACCAACCCTTCCTTGTCCATCAGGTCCTCGACCTCGCTGGCGACGAACTCGCCGGCGCGGACGTGCAGGTCGTCGGTGCTGATCTTCTGCAGGCCCGCCTTGGTCTTGAGCGGCGACAGGAATCCCTGCACGATCAGCTCGCGGACGCCGACCTCGTAGCAGACGTGGTTGAGGATGTTCTCGGGGGCGCATATCGCGCCTGACTTCAAACGGTACGGCGTGGCGGTGAGCCCGATGATGCGGACGCTGGGGTTCACGACCTTGGCGTCGGCGATGAACTGGCGGTACATCCCGTCGTCCTCGGCGGGGACCATGTGCGCCTCATCGACGATGATCAGATCCACGGGCCCCAGGTCGCAGGCCTTCTTCCAGATGCTCTGGATGCCCGCGACCGTGACGGCGTAGCCGAGGTCCTTGCGCTTCAGGCCCGCCGAGTAGATGCCCATCGGCACATCCGGCGCGATGACGCGGAGCTTGTCGGCCGCCTGCTCGAGGAGTTCCTTCACGTGCGCCAGCAGCACGACGCGGCCACCCCAGTGGCCGACCGCATCGCGGCAGATCGTGGCGATGACGGGTGTCTTGCCCCCGCCGGTCGGGATGACCACGCAGGGGTTGTCGTCGCGGGTTTGCAGGTGCTCGTACACCGCGGCGACGGCTTCGGATTGGTAGGGACGGAGGTTCATGGGTTGCGGGGGTTGAGTTGCGTGATCTCCACCAGCACCTTGCCGCCCGGCGTCACCGAGCCGCGTTCCACAACCAGCCGATCGATCTGGGAGTCGTCGCGGTACGCCCCGCCCTTCGCCAGCGCGTCGAGCAGAGCCTTCTGCACGTTGTCCAGGTCGCGCCGGCGGTTGTCGGGCGGGCAGACGGTGACACGCACCGCCAGCCGCCCGTTCATCCGAACGACCCGCCTCACCGCGAGGGCGGCGCACACGCTCGCGCGGTAGCGCCGCCCCTCGCGGCTCAGCACGGTCCTGGTGCCCATCCGCCGCCAGATGTGATTGACACTGGGCGGGTACGGGAGCTCGAGGACGCGACCAGATGGACCTATCGCTTCCAAGGCGGCGTGCTCCCCGGGCCGACGCCGACGGGAGCGCGGGCGCTCACCGGCGCGCCGCCACCGCCCTTCTTGGCGTAGCCCTTGATGACGTTGGTGAACTCGCCGTTGTCGTCGCGCTTCTTCAGCCCGACGTTGATCTCCAGCGGGACGTTGTGGAGCTCGACCGAGTCTTTCGGCTGCATCACGCCGATGGCGCGGCAGATAGCCGAGAGCTCGCCGCGAGCGATCTTGACGGTCATCTCGCTCTTGTTCTCGAGGTTGAGGCGGGCCCAGACCAGGCGGCCCTTGAACTCGCCGTCGATGATCTGGAATGTCAACTGCAGGTACTTGCCGCCCCCGGTCTTGGTCGGCTTGAGCTCCGACTCGGAGATGACGGCGAGGTACTTGCCCGCGGGGAGCGGATCGAGCGCGACGGACGGGTCAACCTGGTTTGCATCAAAGTTGTTCAGCGTGGCCATGAGTCAGTTCCTTTGCGATTGGTGATGGACGGATGAGGGATCGACAACGGCAACGGCGCTCAGGCCGCGCCGGCGGTGTCGGAGGTGGTGGCAGGTGCAGACGCCTCGGCGAACGGGTTCTCGCCCCGGGCAAACGCGCCGTAGACGCGGTAGTCGAGCGGAATCTCCTCGGGCAGGCCCAAGCGGTTCTTGGCGACGTGCGCCGGCCGCTCGACGGTGCGGATGATCCGCTCGCCGGTGGAAACGCCGTTGTGCTTGGCCTTGTTGAATCCCTCGTCCACCTTGACGGTGTGGACCTTGTACGTGGCGAAGAGCACCTCGTCGGCCCACTCCTGCACAAGCGCGGACGCGAGCTTGTGCAGTCGCGGCGAGTAGCGGTCGTACGGCACGGTCTCGGGGTTCTCGAACTTCTCGATCTTGGCGTGCGCGATGAGGACCACCGTCATGCCGCGATCGCTGCGGAGCGCATCGAGCGCACCGAGAACGGCACGCCATTTGTCGATGGCGAACGAGAAGCCCTTCGCGTAGCCGATCTTCTCGATGTTCTCGACGTTCTCGTCGGCGCACACCTCGGCCCAGATCAGGCGCTCGAGCCAGTCGAGGCTGTCGATGACAACCGTGCGGTAGTCGTGGTCGCCCGAGTACAGCGACTCGAGCGCCGCCATCACCTCGCCGAGGCTGCGAGCCAGCGGGAACGACTCGCAGTCGATGTCCGCCAGGCCGTCCTCGGTGGGGACGAAGATGGGCTTCTCGGCCATCGCGCCGAAGGTGCTCTTGCCGATGCCGTGAGTGCCGTAGAGCATCACGCGGCGGGGACGGGCCTTGCGGCCCTTGCTGATCTGGTTCATGAGGGTGTGGGCGCTGGCGGTCGCGGTTGCGGGCATGGGATCTCCGTGCTTGGGGAATGAGGGATCGAGGTCGTGGGGCCAGATCTCGCGGGTGAACGCACCCTGGCCAAGGCGGACGAGGGGGAGGTGGTCACGGCTGGGACGAAGCGGGGTGCAGATCGGGATGCAGGCGTTGGCCACGCCCATACCTCTCTGCTTCAGCCCGCTTCGTGTCGCGCGCTAGTTGGCGTTGGGGTCGAAATCGGCAAGGTGCGTGCGGAGCCGGAGCACCAGCCGGTTCACGGTCCCCCGGTGGACGCCCCGCTCTGCGGCGATGCCGGGCACCGACTTGCCCGCCAACAGGTCGCGGGCAATCTCGAACAGGTCTTGGGGCAGAGCCCCCATCCGGTCGACGAGGTCCAGCCGCAGATCGACATCGCCAAAGCCACTGTCTCGCGGGTCGGCGTAGTCGAAGCCCTCCGTCCCGAGCGGCGGAAGCGGCAGGATGCGGTACCGCGCGCTTGCCTCACGGGAAAGCTGCTTGCACTTCTGCCGGTACCAGAAGTCCATGACCGCGCGTGTGAAGGTGGTCCGCGACGCAATCGCCGGGTCGAACCGGCGCAGCGCCCGCACGATCTCGGCCGCCAACTCCTGCCGGAGGTCGTCGACCTGATCGGGGGCGAGGCGGTAGACCCGCGCGAGGCGTTCGGCGCGGAACGCCATCTGGCGGTGGGCCAGCTCCGGGAGATCGTCCGGTGCAGAGGACGACGTGCCGGTGGTGCGGATGGAGGGGTCGATGGCTGCTGCGGTCATGGAGTGCTTCCGTGCTGGTGAGTGGTCCGCGCCGCACATCGCGGCGTGTTCACCAGCCGGTCGCCTTGCAGATCACCGCGCAAAAACCCACCGCCGCGACCGCGAGGTCGTGGAAGTCCGCATCGAAATGTGTTTGGGCCGGAAGCTTGCACTTGCGCCAACGCGGCGCAAGTGCAAGGCCACCCCGCTCAGCGGGAGCCGCGTGCACCCTTCGCCCGCCAGAGGGCCTCAGCGTCGTTCACCAGCCCGTACAGCGTGGCCGCCTGCTTGCCCGCGGCGTCCTGGAACACGCGCGTGACGTCGTGCGGCCTGCAACCGGCCTCCTTCGCCAGGGCCGCCCGGGTCAGGTGCGGAATCGTCGGAATACCCCTGCCGGCGTCGATTGACGCCCGGATCATGCCGACACGGGAGCGGGCGGTCTCGACGAGTACCTTTTCGATCTTCTCGATCGTGGCGAGCCGTTCGGCCCGCTTCTTCTTGGGGCGTTTGTTCTGAATCGGAGCTGCGAGTCGCAGCCCCGCCCGCTGCGCGAACGTCTCCAGCAGCGACGACCACGATTCTTTGGCCACCAGTCCGTTGGAACCGGCGTGGATGATCTCATCGGCCGACGCGAGCACGCAGCGGCGCTGCTCGACCCAGGCGCGCAGCTCGTCCGTCCAAGCTTCAGCCGTGGGCGTGAGCACGATCACGGGGTTGGTGTCCGCCGAGACGGCCGCGCGGACGAGATGAGCGACCGCAGCGCGGTCCGTGTGAGTCACGAGTTCAACGGCGAAGGCCAGAGCGGGTCTGGGCTCCCAGGTTCCCAGCCGGAGTGTTCCAGGCGTCCGGTCGACCGGCACGGTCGAGGTCCGCAGGCCTAGCGCGGTCGCCATCGCGGAGCGCAGCACCCCGGGCCGGAACTCATGCAGAGCACGGTCCTGGGCAGAGAGCTCCACGCGGGGGCTCATCCCTTCGTCGCACACGGCGACGGCCGAGCCGCCGATCGCGACGACCCGCCTCCGCGGCAGGTCCGGGCGCTCGCCGGGCCATGAACGCGCCACCACCCCGGCGGGTTCGAGCAGCGGCTCGATGTGTGCGAACGCCGGTCCGCAGCGGAGCTTCCACTCCTGCATGACCGCTCGGAGGCCCGCCGGCCCGCGCGCGTCAAGGAACCGCCAGAAGTCGCGCAGTGACTCCACGCAGCGCCTCCTCTCTGGAACGCGCGAAGCGTTGCTGGAACATCCACTGCTCCAGGAGCTCCGGGTGGTCCTCGCGGTCGTAGTACGCCGCGTTGGGCGGTCGGATCCGCAGGGGCACCTCATGGTCCGCCCCGTCGCCGACTCGAATCGTGATCTTGAACACCGCCGCCGCGAGCCGCGCGTACCTCGGGATTTCGCGTCCGCTCCGCCGGAGCGTCTCGAACACGTCCTCGGAGCGGAGGGTTTCGCCGGCGTCGAGGTCGTCGTCGTGCTCCCACGACACCGAGGTCAGGCGCACGGCGATGATCCCGGGGCAGTCCTCGCACTGCAGACAATCCGGCCCCTTCTCGATGATCGGCCGCAGCGAGAACTTCCGACCCGGGCTGTCGGCGTCGAACAGCAGCGAGTCATTGAAGATGTGCCGTCCGATCATCGAGCAGTACGCTCGGACGTCGCGCTTGACCGGGGCGTTGATGCTCAGCTCACCCGTCTGGCCGTTGTAGCGAACAACGTCGTATCCCTCCGGGCGGAACACGATCGAGCGCGTCTCGCCGTCGGCGTCAATGGTGACCTCTCGCTTCAGCGTGCTCCCGCGACGGACAAGCATCCGGAACCCGGTCTCCGTCCGGAAGGGGAAGATGCGCACGCCCTTGCCGCGATGGTTGTCGAAGAAGTCGGCTCCGAGCCCGGCCTGCAGCGCCTGGACAGCCGCATCAGCAGGAAGCCCGATCTTCGGCGCGGGCTCCACAGAGGTCATGAACGACTCGAACTTCCTCGGCTTGGTCGACAGACGCTCGGCGTGCATTCGTTCGATGATGGCGCGGTCCGACAAGTACACCCGCAACGCCAGATCCGGCGCGGGCAGATCGCTCTCGACGACGATGCCCGCGGCCTGGGCATCGCTGCGGAGCCGATCGTAACTGTCGTCGTCGGAAACGGCGTGGATGAGGCAGAGGGCCTCGATCAAGTCCAGAGGCGTGTCCTCGTCGGGATGCATGAGCACGCGACCCAGCGCGGCGAAGTCCGGCTCACGCCCGCGCTCGATCACGACCCCCCGCGCGGCCAGCGCCGCGGAGAACGGCTCGAGCAACTGCATCAGCAGTTGCGGATCGACTTGCTTGAGAACGCTTGGCTTGACGAAACGGCTCGGACGGATGCTCTGCGCCATGGACCGACCCCGACAGGACCTTCCCCGAGCTCCGCCGGGGTGCCGCGGCGACCGCGAAACCCCCGCGATCACTGGCCCATCGTACCCGGTCATGAACCAAACATCACGCGTTCTTCATTGGACCGTGTCGGTTGCGTTTCGGGTGTGGAGTTCGCGTGGAAAGCCTGTCTGATGAGGGAGTTATCGATCGGCGGCGGAAGTGATGCGATCCCCGGTCAACGCCCGCCACGCTTCCCGCTGCCGGGGCCACTCCACCATCGACACGAGCGACCGCAGTTCATGCTCGCCGAAGGGGTCACGCCCAGACATCACCGGCGGCATGTTGAGGATCGCTTCCTGGATGTCCGGCGCGAGGTGGAGCAGGTTCATGATCTGTGTGACCCGGGCTCGGGTGACGTGCCCGACAGCCGCCAGCTCGGCCTGCGTGCTCACCGACCCTTCCCGCAGCAGTGAGTCGAACCGGATCGCCAGCGCCATCAACCGCGCGACGCGGGGGACGCGGCCGGGCGGCACCACGTCGTTCGCCGTGTCTGGATCTCGGGCTGTGCGCTCTCTGCCCGGTGCGACGAACCTTGCCGTCCTCGTGAGCGGGACCCGGTCTAACGCGATCGCGGGCTGGCACGGCTCGGTTCGCATCAGTTGGGTGCCTCCGCCGGCGCGATCTCCGGCTTGAAAGTGATCACGACGTTCTGGGTCTGCCCGTCGTACTCGACGGATGCGATCACGACGTGGAGGAACTCGGCACGCTCGGCTTGCGTCATGGCATCCCAGACCCCGTCGAAGGCCTCGACCGCTCCGGCAACCTCGTCTTCGTCGATCAGCCGTTCGGCGTCCGCAGCCACCTGCGCGGAGACGGCCGCCAGTGTCCGCCGCACCTGCTCGATCTCACGGCGCGTGGCGGCCGTCGGCTCCTCGCTCGAGAGCCGTTCGAGCACACCGCGGAGCCGCGTCTGCTCGGCGAGCCGGGCGCTCGCCGCCTCGCCGACCAGGTCGATCGCCCGGTCAACGACAACTCTCATCTGCGGGGAGTCGGCCAGCAGCGCCTTGAGCTGCTCGAGCACGAACGCATCGAGCGCCGGGCCGGGCAGCGAAGGGGCCGCGCAGTGCTGCCTTCCACGTTTCGCGGCGTTGGAGCAGACGTAGTAGCGGTAGCGGGTCCGTGTCCCGTCGGGCTTCTTCTTCGAGGCGCTGCTCGGCGACATCGCGCAACCGCACCCCTTGCACCGGACCAGCCCGCCTAGGAGCGCGCCAGTCGAGTTCTTCACGCCGGCGCCGCCGCGCTCGCCGGCAAGCTTCAACCTCGCCTGGACACGGCGGAAGAGGTCGTCCTCGACGATCGCCTCGTGCTCGCCGTCGTAGACCGCGCCGTTGTGCGGTACCTTCCCGACATACAGCGGGTTTCGGAGCAGCCGCGAGATGATTATCTTGTCGAACTCCCGGTTGCCCACCGTGCGCCCGGCTGTTGTGGTCCACGACTTGGTGGTCCACCCGCGGCTGTTGCATTCGTCGGCCACGCGGAGGATGCTCCCCGCCTCCAGGTACAACTCGAAGATGCGGCGGACCCGCTCCGCCTCCGTCTTGTTGACCACCAGCCGTCGCCCCGTGAACGGGGCGGGCGCGGGCACGAAGTCGTAGCCCAGGATGGGCTTGCCATGCTGGTACTTGCCCTTGCGGCGGGCCGAGGCGATCTTGTCGCGCGTGCGCTCGGAGATGATCTCCCGCTCGAACTGCGCGAACGACAACAGGATGTTCAGCGTCAGCCGCCCCATCGAGTGCGTGGTGTTGAACTGCTGGGTGACAGACACGAACGACACGCCCTTGCGGTCGAAGAGCGCCATCAGCCGGGCGAAGTCCATCAGCGACCGGCTGAGGCGGTCAACCTTGTAGACGATCACACAGTCGATCTTCCCCGCCTCGATGTCGTCCATCAGACGCTTGAGCGCGGGCCGGTCCATGTTGCCGCCGGTAAAGCCGCCGTCGTCGTAGCGGTCTGGGACGCAGGACCACCCCTCGTTCCTCTGGCTGGCGATGTATGCGACAGCACTCTCGCGCTGTGCGTCGAGCGAGTTGAACTCCTGGCTGAGCCCCTCCTCCGTGCTCTTGCGCGTGTAGATCGCGCAGCGGACGCACTTGGCGTTCCGAGCGGTAGCGGGACCGCTGACCGTGACCTCGGCGGCTGCGCGGCGGGGAGCGCCGGCAAGCTTGGTGCTCGCTGCGTTCATGCGGACCCCTTCTTGGTCAGGCCAAAGAAGAGGAACCCGTTCCAGTGCGACCCGGTGATCGCCGTCGCCACGGCCGACAGGGAGCGATACGTCTTCCCCTCGTGCTCGAAGCCGTGGGGCAGCACCGTCACCTCGTGTTCAACACCCTTGAACGTGCGTCGCAGCACGCTGCCCTGCGCAGGCAGGCGGTCGGCCCCGGCGGAAGCGATTCGCCCGGTGACCGTCACGAGCCGCGCCCCGACCCTGGGTTCGTTGCCTTCCCGTTCCCCCGGCGGCCTGACCCGCACGTCGACGTCCCGGGCCAACTCGGCCGCCCGACGGCGGGCCCGTTCGGAGAGGTCCCCCTCCGCCAGCGCCTGGATTCGCCAAGCGACCCGTCGATAGAGCCACTGGCGGTTGCCCGAGGACGTCGGCTCGCCGAAGACCTCCGCATACCGCGCACGCAGCCGCGAGACGGGCATGTCGCGGAGATCGTCGATCTGTTGCTGGATGGTGCTGGTTGCGGTCGCGGTCAT